TCTGGGACAAAATCCTATAGGTACAATAACAATAGATGGAAAAGAGTATACAGTAACTGCCAGCGGCGATATCGTAGCTGAAACGGGGCCAGTTAATACAGCAGGGCCATTTGAGAACAGGAGAACAAGAAGACTCCCAACAATTATGAAAGATGTAATAAAGAAAGATGAAGAGGAAGAGGAAGAGAAGAAGTCGATAGCTGATCTGGTAGGTCCAGGAGACGATTTGGTTGGAAGCCTATCTCTGGAAAATCTAAGAAATCTCCTTCAAAATATTTATGGACCGAATTATGAACCGTTTGGGGAAGAAGCATAAAATGGCAACTGAAAAAAACCCATATGATAGAATACCAGAAGAACTATCCAATGTAGTTCCTATGGTTTCAGAAACAGATCTGGATGCTACCTTTGAAGTAGCCGATGATGGGGGTGTTATTGTAGATTTTGCTGATGAAACGGAAGCCAGCATGGAGCCTTCAGAAGAGATTTCCGAATGGTATGGGGATCTGTGCGGAACTTTGGAAGAGCAAGATCTTTTTGATATTGCCATTGATGTAATTGAGAATTATCAGGCTGATAAAGATTCCAGAGGCGAGTGGGAATCCATGTTTGAAAGAGGATTTGAACTTCTAGGACTCAAGCTTGAGCCTGGATCGGAACCTTTTGAAGGAGCTTGTACAGCAGTCCATCCGCTTCTCATTGAGTCTGCCGTTAAGTTTCAGTCCAAGGCTTCCGGTGAACTCTTCCCATCTTCAGGGCCGGTAAAGACAAACATACTGGGTAAGCACACACCTGATAAAGAACTCCAGGCTAACCGTGTTCAGAACTTTATGAACTATCAGGTTACTGAGCAGATGCCGGAATACTTTGATGAGTTTGAAAGAATGCTGTTTCATTTGCCCATAATTGGGTCAGCTTTCAAAAAGATTTATTATAACGCAACTCTTAAACGTCCTGTCTCTGAATTTATTCCCATAGATCAGTTTTATGTGTCTTACTTTGCCACTGATCTTAGAAACGCTGACAGATATACTCATGTTATTTATCGCAGTCCAGTGGAGATTGCACGGGATATCAAAGCTGGCATCTACCAAGATGCGGAACTCCCTGAACCTGGACAGGTAAATCTGTCTTCATTTACCGAAAAGATGGACACGATTCTTGGGCTTTCTCCAAGTTCCGATAAAGATCCCCAGTATATTCTATTGGAACAGCACTGTTATCTGGATATTGAAAACAAAGAACAGTCTCTTCCCTATATCGTAACAGTAGAAGAGAAGAGCAGACAAGTACTTAGTATTCGCAGAAACTATGAACAAGACGACCCCAGCATGGAGAAACGCAGTCATTTTGTTCACTACAGGTTTGTTCCTGGTTTTGGTTTCTACGGTCTAGGTCTAATACACTTCCTTGGTAATCTTACCATGAGTGCAACAGCAGCCATGCGATCTCTTATTGATGCTGGTCAGTTTGCTAATTTACCAGGAGGTTTCAAGGCCAAGGGATTGAGAATCGTTGGTGACAACGAACCTATTTCCCCTGGCGAGTTCAAGGAGGTGGAAGCAACTGGAGTAGATTTGTCAAAGGCTATTATTCCTCTCCCCTATAAGGAGCCTTCCTCTACTCTATTCCAAATGCTTACATTTGTAGCTTCTGCTGGTCAGAAGTTTGCAGACAGCACAGAGCAGGTTATCTCTGATGCTGCCTCCTATGGACCCGTAGGAACGACAATGGCTCTTCTGGAAGCCAGTAGTAAGTTCTTTACGGCAATTCACAAACGAGTACACAAGTCACAGAAAGATGAATTTAGAATCCTTGCCAAGATTAATTATGATTATCTTCCCAATGAATATCCCTATGATGTTCCTTTTGAAGATAGAAGTATATTTAAAGGTGATTTTGATGGGCGCATAGATATTATTCCTGTGTCTGATCCTAATATTCCCAGCAATGCTCATCGTATGATGATGGCTAATATGGCATTGCAGATGGCACAGCAATCTCCTCCAGGCATGTTCAATATGGAAGCCTTGAACAGGACAATCCTTCATGCAGCCAACATGCCTAACCTTGAAGAGATTCTTCCTGCCAAGATTGAACCAAAACCGCTTGATCCGGTATCGGATATTATGGCGGCAACCAAGGGAGTTCCTATTGGAGCCTTTCCGGGCCAGAACCATGATGCTCATATCCAGGTAAAGATGGCTTATTTGCAAGATCCTGCCAATGGTGCCAATCCCGTCATGCAGAGAATACAGCCGATACTCCAGGCTAATATTCAAGAGCATTCGGTACTCAAGTACCAGGAACAGATGAATGGAATGACAGAACAGTTAATGTCACAGCTTCCACCGGAACAGGCGCAAAATCCTGCCAGTATAGAAATGATAATGGGACAAGCGGCTCAACAGGTTATGAATGCAAATCAGGCAATGGGCCAAGCGCAATCTCCAGAACAGCAGCTTGTATCTCTAGAACAAGCCAAGGTGGAATTGCAAAAACAGAAGGTACAGTCTGATACTATGGTTCAGGCGGCAGAGATGGAACTGAAGAACAAGAAGCTTGAACTGGATGAGAACGAACAGATCATAGATATTCTAAAGGCTAATGCAACGGATAACTTCAAGCAGGAGAAGTCTGAGAAAGACAGAGAATCCAAGAAAGAACTTAAAACTATGGAGTTAAGAACAGATGTTGAAATTGAAGAAAAGAAACTTGAAGTTGAACGTGAAAGACTTTTAAAAGACTTGATGGATAAAATACAGAAGAATGAAACTGATCTTGATACTAAAGGCTTGGATGCTCTTGTCAAGATGGCGATTGAACAATCTAAAAAGGAGACTACAAATGGCAGAAATGAAGAAGGGTAAAGGTTATCTTGACCATGTAAAGCCTTCTGGAAAATCTTTTGGCGATCCATCCAAAAAGGATGCTGTAAGCCAGTGGGAAAGAACGGCTTCGCTAAATGAATGGAATGGCGGCAAGTGGGATTTTCCAAAACCCAAGAAAGGCAAATCTTAATTTATGGAAATTTGGGATGAGGTTATTATTGAGTTCAATAAGGAAATTGATAAATTAAGAATAATGCTGGGTAATGGTAGTGCTGAAGATTACCCCCATTACCGGCAAACCGTAGGATCAATACAGGGTCTGGAATGGGCCAGAACAAATCTTACTGATATTCTTAAAAAACGAGCTTATGGAGATGATGAAGACTAATGCAACAAGTAGATTTAGGAAAAGCCGTTAAAAACGATCTCTGGATTAGTGATTCAGAGGAAATTGAAGATCCGAAAGTATTGCCCCATCTACCAGGATTCCATGTTTTGGTGCGTCCTGTTTCAGTTAAGAGTGTAACTAAGGGCGGTATTTTTATTCCTGATTCAACCAAAGATGACATGGCGTATCTTACCACGGTAGGCAAGGTCTTGGTTCTTGGTGATCTGGCATATATGGATAAAGAGAAATTTCCTGGTGGAGCATGGTGCAGTGTGGAAGATCATGTATGCTACGGCAAGCATACGGGAACTAAGTTATTTTATAAAGGAGTAAGATTAATTCTACTCTTTGATGATCAAATTATAATGAAAGTAGATGATCCAAAAGATCTAGATCCTACATTTAATTTAGGAATTGGGTCAAATTAATTTGTGAAATAGCTAATTCTATGTTATAATATAGTTACGTTAAATCGTTTGTTTCGTAAACAACGGAGGAAATTATGAATAAAGAAGATAAATGGGATGAAATAGAAGTCCCGAATGAAGAGCAGTCGGAGAAGGTTGGGTTTGAAATCGAAGAAGAAGAAGAAGAACAGCAGCCTTCCAAAGAAGAAGAAACTCCTAAAGAAGAAAACCCTCCTGAATTAGAAGGGATTGAAACCAAGGGAGCAGAGAAAAGAATAAGGCAGCTTATTCGCCAAAGAAAAGAACGTGATGAACAGATTACTGCTCTCATCCAAAAAAATGAGGAACTGAACACCAACCTCAGAACGAAAAGTAATGAAGTAACTCAAGTAAATAAATTAAGTCTTGATGCTTCGGAAAAACAATTGAATGATAAACTTGAGCTTGCCAGATCAGTGTATATGGAAGCTTTTGAAGAAGGAGATAAAGAAAGAGTTCTAAAAGCACAGGAGATGTTGAATGAGGCTCAAACTGATCTGAAGGCAGTGTCTTCTGCAAAGTATCAATATGAACAGAGGCCAGAACAAGAATTTGTTCAGCCGCAACAACAGTACGCTTCCCCCCCTCCTTCCCAGCATGATCCAATGGCTGAAAACTGGGCTAGTAAGAATTCTTGGTTTGGGCAGGATAATGTTAAAACTGCTGCTGCTCTGGCAATAGATGCGGAACTCAAAGGAGAAGGTTATGATCCGAATGATCAAGAATTTTATCAGGAAATTGATAACAGGCTTAAAAAGGCTTTTTCTAAAGATTTGGAAGAAAGCCAAGACCGTGTGCAGGAAAATACGTCAACACCTGCTCAAGTAGTATCGGGGCCGTCACGTTTGGCTCCATCCGGGTCTAGTAAAGTTAAACTATCTAAAGAAGATGTTAGGCTTGCTCAGAAATGGAATATACCGCTTGAACAATATGCTGCTGAAAAGCTTAAAGTCAGTGATGCTGACGGCAATTATACCAATATAACTTAAACGTGGGAGAAAATAAATGACACGAAATCAATTACGTAGTAACGAAACTAGGGAAACTAATACTAGAGAAGTTGAAAAGGAATATGTCTTTGAGGAGCCAGATGCCCTCAGTATACCGGATTCGGTACAAGCAAGATTCGACAGTGAGGGAGTTGGCCTCCGTTGGATACGCATATCTGTAAAAGGTGAAGATGATATCTTGAATGTTGGCAAAAGACAACAGGAAGGATGGACCTTTGTAACTTCGGATGAAGTCCCTGAAATGGCTGTTACATCCTTCGTAAGGGAAGAAGGCCGGTATCTTGGTACAGTCTGTCGTGGAGATGTGGCGTTGGCTAAGAAACCAATTGAAAAGATAGCGGCTAGAAGGAAATTTTACGAGAAGAAGGCCAATGATATGATGGATGCAGTGAATGCTCAACTTATGAAAAGCTCTGATTCTCGTATGCCAATTTCCAATACAAGTAAATCTGTAACAACCAAGGGGCGACATCCTTCTTTTCAGGATTAGTCTCCTCTTATAATAAAGGAGTGTAAACTATGTCTACTACTAAAGCATTTCGTGGCTTTACTCCTGCTCGTAAAATTGGTGGTGGTTATAACAATGAAGCGGTAACTGATGTTATTGCTTTGTCGTCTACCGGCCTTACAGGCTCACCCACCAATAATATTTTTACTGGTGATCCAGTAGTACTTCCTGGTGCTAACTTTGCAACGATATCTCCGTATATCGCTACAACGTTAAAACCTTCAGGAGTATTTATGGGTTGTCAATACGTTGAAAATGGTGAGCAGAAGTTCTCCCGTTGGTGGAACGGAAGTACTAGTGCTACGGATATTAAATTCTTTGTGATTACTGATCCTGATCAGACTTATCACATTCAATGTTCACTTACTATTTCGGCTGCTGAAATGTTAATCGTAAAGAACTACAATGTTACGGTTAGCTCTACAGCGTCTTCGGGAAATACCACAACGGGGCAGTCCAGTTATTACCTGGATGGTGCTTCCGGTCTTGAAAGTGTGTTACCTGTGCGTGGTGTTGGTCGGGCTAAATTCCCTGATGAGGGGGATGGCGATGCCTATCCGATTGTCGAAGTATATCTGAATACCCACCGTGACCGTTATGTAACGGCTACGGCATCAACGGCTTAATAGGAGAAAATAATCATGGCTATAAATAGAGCTAGTATTAGCAAAGAACTCCTTCCTGGCCTTAATGCGGTATTTGGAATGGAGTACGGAGAGGTCAACAATGAACTTGATTCTCTCTATGAAGTAGAAAACTCAGATCGTGCGTTTGAAGAAGAAGTACTTTTCACTGGTTTTGGGTCTGCCCCAACTAAAGGTGAAGGTGCTGCTGTTACTTATGACGATGCCCAGGAAAGTTATACAGCCCGTTATACGGCTGAAACTATAGCCTTGGCATTTGCCATTACTGAAGAAGCAATGGAAGACAATCTTTATGATACGTTTGCCAAGCTTCGTGCAAAGGGTCTAGCCCGTGCAATGGCTAATACGAAACAGGTAAAAGCTGCGAATACATTCAACAATGGTTTCTCTGATACCATTGGTGATGGTGTGGCTTTCTTCGCCAGCACACATCCAACTGTAGGTAATGGTAATCAGTCCAACTTAATTGCTGCGTCTGATCTATCAGAATCTACTCTTGAAACTGCTCTTACCAATGTTCAGAAGATCAAAGATGATCGTGGTATTCTGATTGGTGCGAGTGCTGTTTCCTTGCATATCCCAGTTGATTCTTGGGCAATTGCAGATAGGGTCTTGTCGAGTCCTGGCAATACTCAGGCTAGTGGTGGTCAAGCTGCTAATCCTAATATCAATGCAATCAATGCTACTCGTCATCTAGGTATGCTGCCTGAAGGTTATCATATTAATCGACGGTTCACGGATACAACTTCCTGGTTTATTAAAACCGATGTTCCTAATGGAACAAAGATGTTTGTCCGTACTTCTCTTCAAACGAAGATGGAGCCTGACTTTGATACTGGTAATCTGCGCTTCAAAGCCCGTGAGCGGTATAGCTTCGGTGTTTCTGATTGGCGTGGTTTCTTTGGAAGCCAAGGCTCGTAAAGCTAACTGTGGGGAAGTAGTCTTAGGCTGCTTCCCTGCTACTTGTAAGGAGATACTATGAGTACAAATGTTAAGGTAGCACAAAATGTAAGTAGTGATGGGGCAATCATAACAGGTTTTCGTTATGTTGATACTAATACCAGTTTAGGAGATGAAGGGACAGGTTCTAGTCCTACTCCCTCAACAACAAGAATTCTTGCTATACATACCTATTCAACTCTTGCAGGTGAAATTGTTCTTTCAGGATCAAAGCAAATTACAAATAGATCAGCTAAAGGAACAGCTATTCGTTATCGTGTGGGAGCATTAGATTCTAATGATCAATATGTAGGCGATATGGGGGTAGGTGTTGTTGGTATTGTAAGTGTTGCAACTTCTGGAACAGGTACAATGGCTCCTACAATTACATTATATCTAGGCTAGTTATGCCTAACTATGCTTATCTAAAAACAGATTTAATCAATACAACAGAAAACGATTCAACTGAGTTTTCTACCCAAGTCTCTGCCTTTGTAAAGAAGACAGAGTTTCGTATGATTAAAGACCTAGATGATTTCGGCCTGGATGAATATACAAATATATCTGTATCATCCGGTAATGCCGGAACTGTGTCTTTAGGCGACAGGGTTCGTATTGTTCGCAATGTAAATTATATAGTAAGTACAGGAACAACCGTAACAAATCTATTACCCAGGACAGTAGAATATGTCAATGACTACTGGCCTGTTAGTGCGTCTACAGGTACGCCAAGGTACTATACCAGAAAAAATAATTCAAGTATAAAAATTGTGCCAACGCCGGTATCGGCATTAACTGTGGAAATTCAATCACAATCCCAACCACTATACCTGTCTTCTGCCACATCTACCAGCATGACAACTCAGAACTATTTTAGTGATTATTGTTATAAGGCTCTTTTTTCAGGGTGTATGGTGGAAGCAACAATGTATATGAAAGATTGGGCTACTCTTCCAGTATGGGAGTCTACTTATCAGGAAGCAGTAGCTAAATTAAACAACCAAGCCAGGAGAACTAGACAGGATAATATGGCAGTTGCTGCCTCACCTGCCGGTGGTCCAGACACTATAGCACAAGGAGCAAGTTAATG